ATCTGACATGGATAAGCCGCCATCCAGCAAGGGACATCTTCACAATCCTTAGCTAAACGGTAAACACGATCCAACTGTTGAACAGGCCGCGTACCCCATATGGGACACTCTCTAGCATCAACCTTACAGCGCTTCATATGAAGTATCATCTTCATATAGTCGCCATGACCAGGGCAAGGTTGAGGAGTAGTGCCAGATTGGAATAGGGATCGCAGTTCGCTTCGCCAGTCCAGTCCTTGAGCAGGTTGACTGCGCAATACTGTAGCATTGTAAAGCTGAGTGATCCGACCACGTACATCCTCAGCGAAAATGGACAAGTGATCTGGCAAGGCGTCAACAAACTGGGAAAAAGCCAACACATAGCCGTACAACACATAACAAATAAACACGAGGCAAACAAATATGAACAAAGAGAGTAAAAGTTTACATAAGCATGAAAGAAGCATAGCAACAGCATTACTGTCTTGGACACGTGAGTCCAATATAACTCTTGGCTTAGGCCTCCCTAAGAGCTCTTTAACCCTTCTTGGAAGTGCAGGAGCAACTAGAGGTTGATGACGATACATGGGATTATTGATAGAAATACAATTGGCATCAAGAACAACATTCTTTCGAACGCCATAGTACGCACCAATTGCTTGAGCATCACAAGTTTCCCACGTACGTAAGACCTTATTTGTGAAAAGACACAAATTTCGAGAATAAATTGAACGAAGGCGGTCAAAAACAGGCCGACCATGCCAATAGGCAAACTCCAAAGAAGCGTTAGCATTGTTGAGGCAAGCTTCATATGGATCATCATCATCACGAATAAAATAAGCAGTATCTTGAATCACTTCAAGAGGCAATTGTGGAGTCCACGTGCCCGGAAAGATCAGACCATTCACAAATTTACATTTGAGAAAAGTACAATCTTCAAGACGCGTTTTAAAACCACTTTGGCCATGCTTATCAGCACCCGTAATGTGACGCCCAACCGAAAGATAAACTTCTTCAATCTGAGCAGGATTGAAGAAAACAGCAGCAGCTGTTGAGACTGACATAATTTGGTCATCACCAAATATTGCCATCTCCACATGTTCGGAAAGATGATAATCTGCAGGAGTCAACCTGAAAAAGCAATAAGCCGTCATGATTGAGTTACCAATAGTATTGAAAACAGTAGTAAGAATACCACCAGAACCAAC